TTATGGAACTGCAGTTAATTAATAAAAATATAAAAATAAAAATATGGCAACTTTAACAGGACAATTTATCAGCCAAAGTTACGGCGGTGTAATTCAATTGTCTACTAATACAGGTATTGTTACTGGATCAAACACTCAGTTACAAGACGGATTTGGAACTAATTTAGGTGTTTGGTTTAATGGACAAGGTAATATTAGTGGTTCTGCTATTACTTCATCTGGTGATATTCGAGTTAATAGTATTACTATTGGTAGAGGAGGTGGTAATGTTAATAGTAATACCGTTGTTGGTAATGGTGCTTTTGCAAATAACACCTCAGCAGGAACAAGTAATACTGCAATAGGATCTTCAGCATTAGCAGGTAATTTAATAGGTGATAATAATACAGCTATAGGAAGATCAGCATTATTTGCTAATACATCAGGATCTAATAATACAGTTGTTGGTTTCAATTCACTATCACAAAATATTTCAGCAAGTAATAATACTGCAATTGGTTATACAGCTTTACAATTTAATACAGCTGATGATAATACTGCTGTAGGTTTTGAAGCCTTAAAAGCAAATACAACAGGTACACAAAATACTGCATTAGGAAACACTGCGCTTACAAGTAACTTAACTGGTAATTCCAATGTGGCAATAGGTAGAGCATCTTCATATTCTAATGCTATAGGAATACGCAATACAGCAGTTGGAGAAGGAGCCTATTATTTTAATGTTAGTGGAAGTGAAAACGTAGCGATTGGCTATGTATCATCATTTATTATTACTAATGGTAATTACAATACTACTATTGGTGCATATTCTGGTCAAACATTAAAATCAGGCTCATACAACACACTTATAGGTTGGACAACAGATATTGCTACAGGTAGTTTTAATACTATTATAGGTGCTAGCGTTGCATTAACTGGAACAACAAACAACAATATTATTTTAGCAGATGGTGCTGGTAATATTAAATTAAGATATAGTGGTAGTTGGACGTATAGTGGGTCAATTGCTGGTGAAGTAAGGGCGTTAACAATTACGTCTCAAACAGCATCAGTAGACTTATCAACAGCTAATTTATTCACTTTAGCATTAGTTAGTGGGTCAACTACTAATATCAATCCTACTAATCTTAGATCAGGACAATCAAGCATGATTAAAATAACTCAACCCGCTGGAGGTGGTGGTAGCGTATCTTTTAATTCAGCAGTTAAATTTCCTTCTGGGTTAGCTTATACAGCATCAATAGGTTCAAATGTAGTAGATACTATTTCATTTGCTTCATTTGATGGTACAACATTACAAGCAGTAGCAGCATATAACTTTATATAATATGATACCAATACCAAGTAATTACTATACCGCAGGAACTAGAGCAACAGCATCTATAGGTTGGCAGTATGTTGCTTATTATACCTCATCTGTTACTAACAATAATCCTGCATTTTTTGTAGCTATAAATGGCGCTAATTACTTATTAGTATCAGGATCTGTTTCAACAACTGTATCTGGTAGTTTTACTTGTTATCAAGGAGATAATGTTTATTTCTTTGTTAGTGGTAGTACACAATCAAATAGATATACTTTATCAACATTAACTGTTCAAACAGGTAGTACTATTTTAGTTGATGTACAACGTACACGTTCAGATCCAGGAGCTACAATGTACGATTATACTGGTCCTTTAAATGCAACTGGTTCTTTAACAACATTAGGAAATAGTGTTTATAATGTAACTGCTTCTAATTGGTCTGGTGTTAATCCACTATGTTGTGTAAATCTTACTACAGTAAATAATGTAACTTATGTCTATACTGATTGTGCTGGTAATAATCAAGGAATTACAGGAGGAGGATTAACAGTATGTGCTAGATATGGAAGTATGAGAAACGGCCCAGTTATTATAGGAGGTAATTGTGGAGGAACTTGTTAAAAAATAAATTATGCCTAACTTATCATACAAATTAATATTACAATCAGAAGGAGCTAATAGTGGACCTTACTACAACGTAACTTACACTACAGCTTCTGTTTATAATCCTGTATTATCAGGTACTCCAGCTTATTTACCTAATGTAGGTGATAGTGTTGTTGTAGCTATACCTTCAGCATCATTTTCTTATTTAGCATTTAACTTAAATAACGGAATTGGTGGTGGTTGTGAATTGTGTGATAATGATGTTATTTTTGTAATTACAGGTTCAGCACCAACACCACCAACATCAAGTTGTTGTACTCCTACTTTAAATAGTGTTACTTTATCTGGTAGTTTTGCTAATGTAGCATTTACTTTACCAACAGGTAGTTGTTTATCTTGTAGTGTTGTAACAATACAAACATCTGCAAATGGAACAATATGGGATACCAGTTATACTGCTGGATGTACTTCACCAAGATCAATTACGGCACCAACAGCATCATGTAATTCATCTACAACATTTTATAGATTATATCAAACATGTTCTGGTTCAGTAACTAGTTCATTCTCAAATACAGGATCATTATTCGTATCAGCTAGTGGAGCTACATGTTGTGTACCAACAATTACAAGTATAGCACCATCAGGTAGCTTAACAAGTAGCTTATTTATAAATTATGCTACTACTTCTGGTTCTTGTTGTTTAACATGTTCATTTATAACATTAACAACATCATCAGACGGTACTAATTTTGGTGGAGCCGTAACAGCTAGTTGTACTGGATCTCAATTTATAGTAACAGCACCACTTTGTGATGAGACAGGATATTATAGATTACAACAAACATGTTCAGGATCAGTAACGAGTTCGTTCTCAGCAACATCATCATTTAGTTTTAGTTGTCCACCATCAGGATATTATTACTATTCAGTTAGAAAATATGATTGTGGAAATTCTTGCGCATATGTTTCTCCTGACTTAGTAGCTAGATCAAGTACTGCTAAATCAACAATTGATGGAGTTTACTACAATCCATACGGAAACGGATATGTTTATCAAATTCAAACTGAAATTACACCAGCACCAGCATCATATGATATTAATTTAGATTTAGCACCATCAAATGCTGTTTGTACTTTAGCTTGCATAATTTAAAAACACACACATGACACAAAATATAAACATAGAAGAGATTGTTACAATACTGAAAATATTGCCTAAGCAATATAATACACCAACAATCAAAGCAGCAAGAGGTAAAAATAAATTACCTACATCAATTAAAGAAGTAATTAAAAAGTTTAAAAATGGCTGATGAAACCGTAGACATAGACGTCAATATTAATACCAATACAGAACAAGCTGAGGGTAATTTTACACGTCTACAGACTCAAATTAGAGAAACTACCCGCTTATTGCAAGCGGCGGAGGCGGCTGGCGATCAGGTTGCTTTTAAAAACTATAAGAAACAATTAGATGATTTAGAAGATAAGTTAGAAATAACTACTCTAAAGCAAAAACAATTTGACGATACACTTGCTGCTGCTCCAGGACCATTAGGTAAAGCAGGTCAAGCTGTTAAAGCATTTGACGGCGTACTTAAATTCTTAGCTGCAAATCCAGTTGTAGCAATATTAGCGGGTTTAGCTGCTATATTAACTACTGTCATTGCTGCATTAAATAAAACAAAAGAAGGTACAGCTGCATTAACGGCTGTAACTGATGCATTTGGTAACATACTACAACCAGTTATTGAGTTTATATCTGCGGCTGCTGTTCCTGTATTTAAGGCATTTGCTGATATTATTAATTTCTTCGGTACATCATTAGGTTTAGTTGATGAAAAAGTAGTTAAAGCTAAAGAAGATTTTAGAAAATTAGAATCACAAATTAAGCAAAATAACGCAACATTAGAGGGTGAGATTGAGTTAATGGAAGCTCAAGGTAAGGGTATAGATGAAATTGCTAAGAAAAAGAAAAAACAAATCGACGGTGAAATTAACTTACTACAACAAAAGAAAATAGCGTTTGGTGAAATAACAGCAGACGAAGAGGCTCAAATCATTACTTTAAATCAGAAAAAATTAGTTCTTGATGCACAAGTAGAAGCATTTCTTAAAAAACAAAGAGAAGATGCTGCTAAAGAAAAATTAAAGAAAAATCAAGATATATTTAATAAAGAATTAGATCAATTTGGTAAAGATTTAAAAACTAGATTAGGAATTATTGATGTATATCAAACTCAAGAAAAATTTAGATTAGATAAAGCTAAGGCTGAAGGATTAATTACTGAAGTACAATATCAAGAACAATTATTTGAAGTACAACAAATAACTAATAATGATCAATTAGCTGAACAAGATAGATTCTTAAAACTTAGAAATGATAAATTAAAAGCAGGTTTAGCTACGGGATTAATTACTCAAAAAGAATATGATGTATTAAATACAGATGCATTAATTGAAACTACTAATGCTAAAGACGCTATTCTTAAAACAGGATATGATCAAGAAATTGGCTACATTAATGAAGCAGCTAAGGCGCTAAAAGACTTACAAACAACCCAAATTGACATTAACAAAAATATTGCTCAAAGTTGGATTGATTTAGGAAGTACAATTGGTAGTTCAATTGCTACATTAGCTGGTATATTCGAACAAGGCAGTGCAGCACAAAAAACATTTGCTATTGCATCAGTATTAATTAATGGTGCTGCTGCTGTAGGTAAAATATTATTAGATGCTAAAGAAAATATATCAGCTGCAAATAAAGTAATTGCACAAGGTATTGCTGCTAAAGCTCAAGGTCTTGCAATCGCTCCATTAAATCCAGTAATTGGAGGTTTATTAATAGGAGCTGGTACTGCAGCAACAACTACTGGTGGTGCTTTATTAGCTAAAGCAAAAGTAAGTGCTGCTTTTCAACTTGCAGCAGTTGGTGTTACAACAGGAGCTCAAGTTGCAGCTATTTTAGCAGCAGGTAAAAGTACAAGTGCAGCAGGTGCAGGTGGTGGAGGAGGAGCAACTGCAGGTGGTGGTGGAGCTACACCAGCATTTTCAACACCAACAATTGGTGCACCACAAATTGGAGCTACAGGTGCTCAATCAGGACAAATAGCAGGTGCAGTAGCTGGTGCGCTTGATAGAAATAATTCACAAGGTAGACCTATACGCGCTTATGTTGTTGGTAATGATATTACTTCAGAACAACAATTAAATAGACGTCTTAGAACAGCGGCTAGATTAGGAGGATAGGGTTATAACAATATAATAAAATATTATGGCAAATAAGAAAAAAAGAGTATATCGCATGTTCATTGATGAAGAAGATATGGACAGTGGTGTATTTGCAATATCATTAGTAGCTGATCCAGCGATTGAATCAAATTGGATCTACTTATCTAAACACTATAAAATTGAATTGGCTACAGCTAACAATGAAAAACAATTGTTAATTGGACCAGTATTAATTCCAAACAAAGAAATACCACGTATTGACCAGGAAACTGGTGAGGAATATAATATAGTGTTTGATGAAGCTGTTATTGAAAAAGCAGCACAATTATTTTTACAACGCCAATACAATAATTCATCAACATTAGAACACGAACAAGAATTACAAGATATTTCATTTGTTGAATCATGGATCGTAGCTGATTCTAACGCTGATAAAACAAATGCTTATGGATTATCATATCCAAAAGGAACATGGGTTGTTATGGCTAAGGTGAATAATATGGATATTTGGGACAACTACGTTAAAACGGGTAAAGTAGCCGGTTTTAGCTTAGAAGGACTATTTGGACATAATTTGGTAGAAGCATCAAGTCAAACGCATTTAGTGGCTTTATCTGAATTGAATGATATATCTGATAATGAGTATGCTGAAGAAATGTTAGCATCAATTAAAGGTATTATTAAACGTGACGGACGCATGACGGACGGCAAGTATCTAGAATTAGAAACTTACAACGATTATCCTGATACAGTTAAAAACGCCGCTAAACGTGGCATTGCGTTAAATGAAAAAGTTAATAATAGATGTGCCACTGACGTCGGGAAGATTAGGGCCCAACAGTTGGCTAACGGTAGAAATGTATCTGTACAAACCATCAAGCGCATGTACGCCTACACTTCACGAGCTAGAGAGTTTTACAACCCAGATGATACAACAGCATGTGGCACTATCTCTTACTTATTGTGGGGAGGAGATGCAGCTAATAGATGGAGCGCAGCTAAATTAAAAGAATTAGGATTATTCCAGGGTGAAACTGCAGTTAGTGTTAGTTCATCATATGCAGGTCAATTCGGAGATAAAAAGAAAAAAACAAAAATGGAGGCACAGTTTATAGCTGGACCTACATCTGAAAAAGATAAAAAACGTTTCCCTAAAAATACAGGAACAATGTTTTTTCCTTACATAGCACCAGCAATGTTAGAAGAAGGAGTACCTCATTATACCGCTGATGGTGAATTATATGAAGGACCAACACATCAAGATGCTGAAGGTAGATTAATGACAGGTGAAGTACATAGTGAGGATAGTGAATTTCTATATCATAAAGAAGAATTAAATTAATATGAATAGTAGCGTAAGTAAATTTTTAACTAAATTAGCTGAAATAGGGCCACGTGGTGGAGTTAAATCATCACCTAAAGCACCTAAATCAGATACGCCTAACCCAAACCCAAAAGGTGAAGGTACAGCAAGAGGTGATGCATCAGGAAAACGTGGTGCTCAAGTAAGTGTTGCTGATGAAAAAACATTACAAGGTAAAGCAGCTGAATTTAACGCTAAAGAATCAAATACTAAAAACGGTAAAGCAACATTAGGAGCATTAAAATCAGTATTTCAACGCGGTTTAGGTGCATACAATACATCACGTTCACCAAAAGTAGTTAGTCCAAAACAATGGGCATTAGCACGTGTAAATGCATTTTTGTATTTGCTTAAAAACGGTAGACCACAAAACGCTGGTTATACAACTGATTATGATTTGTTACCTAAAAGTCACCCAAAGGCAGAATAATGTTTAACGCATTAAAATCATATCATAATAAACTTAACAAATACGAAGAATTAGGTCGTAAACCTAAAGACGTAATTGCAGTTGCTGAGAGTAGAGAAATGGCTGATGAGATAAAACAAAACGTTATTGATCAACTTGATTTTTATGATCACAATGTTACTGGTAATTTAGAGAATAGTATTGGTGTTAGACCACTTGGTAATGGTGAATTTGGTGTTACAGCAACGGATTATGCTAAGTATGTAAATGGTTATGACCGCGAAGCAACAGGCACTGGTTTTGTAGATGATGCAGTTAATCAAGCAATACTTGACATTGGTCAAGATGCTGAAGTAAACATATAAACATGGAAAACATTTATTCAGTATTATTAACAGCCGTTACAGTAATGGGCGGTTCAGCAGCATGGAGATATTACGAGAAACGTGCTGCTAAAAAAGAAGAAGACGATCGTTGGATTAAAAACGATTGTTCATCACGTATTACAAAATTAGAAGCATTACTCGAACAAAGTAGTAAAGAGAAAGACGAGATGAGAGCAATTATACTTAATCTTACTGGTCAGGTTGCTGAACTTAGAACAAGAATCGAATTTTTAACAGATAATAAATAAGAGTTTGGACTTTAAGTAGTTCATTTGTGTGTTTGTGTGTACCCCGTCATTTTTGGCGGGGTTTTTTTATGCCAAACATTAGCTACAATTTTTCCATCCAAACGGAGAAACTATTACAGGTGCTGTGTGCAGAAAAACGGCAACCGGGAACGTTAAACCCGTTGAACCGATTAAATCGGTCCCGTGTTGATCCACTCCAACCTTGCCATTAACTAGTGGGACACGTTGACATTACAGTCGTTATGTTTATCTATGTGCAGCAATAAACTATTACATTATGCTTGTGTGCGATTATAAATATAATAAAGAACTCTGCCCATACGAAGAAAAATAATTTTATTTCTTTGGTGTTTTGAAGGAGAAAACGTATATTTATCGTCATACAAAACACATTTATGGAAATAACAAAATACTGTTCTAAATGCGACACAACGAAACCAATAGAACAATTCTCCAAATCGAAACGTAGCGCTGATGCATATAGCTATACGTGCAAATCATGTATCAAAGCATATCAGTTAGCCAATAAGGAGAAACTTAAAGCGTATCAACGCGAGTATCAACCACAATACAAGACGGAACATAAAGAAGAATTAAACCAATATTTAAAAAATTGGCAGCAAGCTAATCCAGAAAAATCACGTGCACATGTAGCAGCATCTAAAGCTAGAAATCCTGAATATTACAAAGCATATTCACGTGAGTGGGCACGTAAAGATAGGTTACGTAAAAAATTAGCTAAACAACAACAGCCAAATGACTAATAGCCAATTAGTAGAACACACGTACCGCAAACATCACACCTGGTTACTTCAAGTATCATATAATTTTACTAATAGCAAAGATAAAGCACAAGAATTAGTTCAAGATTTATATCTTAAATTAATGGAATATAAAGATATTACTAAAATAATGTTTAAAGATGATGTTAATTTATTTTACTTATATAAAATGTTAAGATCAATTTACTTAAACGGCGTAAAACGCTTAAAACCAAGTCTACCATTAGATGATGATTTATTAAATAAACCAGCAGATGAATATTCTTATGAAGCAGATAATGATTTTGAACGCATGTTAGTATTAACACATGAGGCATTAAATCAAGAATATTGGTTTGGTAAAAAATTATTAGAAGTATACATAAATGAAGGACACAGTATTCAGTCATTACACGATGCAACTGGAATTAGTAATAGTACAATATGGACACAATTAAACAAAACAAAGAAAAACATTAGAGAATATGTCAAGCAAAAAATGTAACATATGTGAGCAAGAAAAGCCATTAGCTTGCTACAATAAAGACAGATCTAAAAAAGATGGCCTATGTGGTAGATGTAAAGTATGTGATAAGAAAGCAACATATAAATGGAAAGATAAAAATACAGAATATAAACTACAATATGATAAAGAATTCTATTATAAGCATAAAGCTAAGTATGATGAAATGGTTGATATAAAACATAACAGTATTGATCCAGCTATCTATATGATTAAGAATATAATTAATGGTAAATGTTATATTGGTACAAGTAAAACACCTTATGCACGTGTTTATCAACATCTATCATATCGTAAAGATTTAAATAGTAACTATCCAAGCCCATACGAATTAGCATGTGATATTGACAAATATGGTAAAGGAGCATTTGTGTGGGGAGTAATGGAACATGTGACAAAAGAAAATAAATTCACTAAGGAACGTGAATATATAAGTATATATCAACCTGAATACAATAATAGAAAATAATATGAAACTAGGAAACTTTGTGGAAAAATTAATAGCAATCGTTACATTAGGATATGGTAAACGATTTGCTGAGTATGTAGCTCATAAAATGGGTTATGAAACATGTGGATGCGAAACCCGTAAAGAGTGGTTAAACACCTTATTCGTTAAAAAGGAAATAAAATTATAATAAATGACACACGCACAAGCACTAGAAGTAAAGCAAGTATTATTACAAATTGCAGGTAGTATTCCACCTGATTTAGTAAACCCAATATTCAACTATTATAAAACATACATTAATCCAGGAGCTGGCAAACCCTGTACTTGTCAACCTAGATATTGGAATGATATGTTAAATGAATTAAAAAATAAAGTAGAAGCTACACTAGCAAGTTATGAAGAAACCAAAGAAGAGCAAGAAACCGTTAGTACATCCTAACGTAGTAGGGAAAAGAGAGATACAGCACCTCTTTAAGGTAATGGAACAGTGCAAAACAAATCCTATGCCTAAAGATGAAAGAGAAAGATTAAGTAATTTATGGAAAATTGGTCTTTATCGTGAATGGGAAATTAATAATAAACGTATAGCTGAAATAGAAAAAGAAGTACATGATAAGTACAGTTATTTGACTGGAAGAAGAATAACAACTAAAACACCAGGACAGGGAACAGGAACAGGCAAAAAACAATTAGAAGCAGAATATCAAAAATTAATATCAGAACTAGAAAATGGCTAAACCATCAGCGGGCAGAGTAATTAAATTAACGTTTGGTAAACGTAAATCAGGCAAAGCAAAAAAATCATATGGACCAACAGAACAGAAACCTAAGCGTTATAGAGGACAAGGACGTTAGTGAACAAGAAGCAGTACGTGAATACGTTGACGCTATAGAAAATAACATTGAATATTACAAAGAATGGGCTGCTATATATCAGACACAACGAGATATAGCACGCAGTAAAGTATCACAATTAGAAATGAAGGTTTTACAACTACAACACATAATAATACAAAATGAGAGAATGCAGTAAATGCAAACAATTAAAGTCACTTACTGACTACTATAAACGCAGTCAAAGTAAAGATGACGGTGTAGCTAGACAGTGTAAAGTATGCACTGATGCTAATTACAAAGCATATTGGAAACGCACCGCTATTAAACAATCAGAAAAACGACATGCAAGAAAACAGTTACGGATTAATCTACAGGATAACCAATACAATCAACCACAGATATTACATCGGGAAGAAATGTTTGCATAAAGGCAAGGCATGGGACAAGTATTGGGGTAGTAGTAAGGATCTATTAGCTGATATTAAACAACATGGTAAGGATAAATTCAATAAAGAAGTATTACAATATTGTGAATCCAGCTATGAACTCAGTTACTACGAGATAGAACATATGATCAAACACAATTGGCTCAGTGATGATTGCTATAATCAGAATATGAGCGGACGATATTTTAAATCAAAATTAAACACAAATGAAAACAGAACAAACTAAATTCGCCGTATTAGGCGGTGCTGATCAAGCAGCATTAGATTCAAATGCATTTTACTTACTTGACTTAGATAAAATACAAACAGTAGACGATATCAAACGTATATTAGCAGCTATCGGTTTTAACTTCGTTGGTAATCATCCTAGAATTGCATTAGTAGCAGACTTATTAGACAGAAACAATCCTATATATCCACCAGTAGCAAGTGATGCTGAAATAGCTGATTTAGAGAATGATATTGCGGATTAGTGGTTATAATATGTAGACAACATAAATCAACATAATATGCCATTTAGAGTAGGTGAAGTAACAGGTAGACCTAAGGGCGCTGAAGGTAAAGACACTAAGAAATTACGTGAAGCAATTGCTGCTATCACTAATGGTGGTGTTGAAGACTTCCAACGCGCATTAGGTGATGTGCTAGAAGAAAATCCAGCTAAATACCTTGAACTATATCTTAAATTACTAGAATACACAATGCCTAAACTACGTTCAATAGACACGAATATAGAGTTAGGCGAAAACACAATACACAAAGTAACAATAAACGTTAATGCCAAGGGAACTACAGATACAAGCAACAACAGTATTTCAGAAGAATTGGGAAACTAAAACTCGTTTTGTTGTTAACATAGGTGGATCACGTTCCACTAAGACATACTCAATACTCCAACTATTGATTGTTAAAGCGTTAGAAAGTGTAGAGCCACTGGTAATATCGATTGTCAGGAAATCCCTACCATCATTGCGTATTAGCGTGATGAGGGATTTTCTAGACATATTAAAACAACTAGACTTATACAACTCAGAAAACCACAATAAAACTGAGAACACATACTTACTGAATAATACTTTGATTGAGTTTTTTAGTATTGATGATGCTCAGAAACGTAGGGGTACTAAGCGTGATATACTGTTTGTAAATGAGGTTAATGAATTAAGTTGGGAAGATTTCTTTCAATTAAACATCAGAACGACACAGCAAGTGTTTATGGACTTTAACCCGTCTGAAACGTTTTGGTATAATGATCAAATTCAACATAGAAACGATGTTACAACTATTCACTCAACCTATAAAGACAATCCATACCTTAATGAGGACCAGATTAATGAGATTGAAAGATTACAGCATACAGATTTACAATACTACCAAATTTACGCATTGGGTGAATTTGCTGGTCAAGTGGATCTCATATATACTTATATCCCTGTTGATGATATACCTACTTTTGGTGCTAAATTGGTAGCATTAGGTTGAGTGAATAGTTGTAACATCGTCTCTATGTTGAATTTGATCATTATACCAAAACGTTTCAGACGGGTTAAAGTCCATAAACACTTGCTGTG